CGACAGCGTGGACGCCTACGGCACCATATCGATGAACTCCAACAAGATCACGGACCTGGGCACGCCGACGGCCACCACGGACGCGGCCACCAAGGGCTACGTGGACACGCAACTGTCTTCTTCATCACACAACATCACGTTCGTTGGTGATGACTCAACGGGAACTGCGGTAACACAGGGCGAAACTTTTAAATTCGCTGGAACACAGAACATCACCACAGCGGTGTCAGGTGACACACTGACCATAACAGGACCAGACCTAAGTTCATACGCCACTCAGTCATACGTGACATCACAGGGCTACATAACAAATTCAACCACAACCATAGTTGGCGATGACTCTACAGGCACAACTTTGAATTCGGGCGAGACCATCAAGATAGCGGGAACACAGAACATAACGACTGCCGTCAGTGGTGACACACTGACCATAACAGGACCGGATCTGAGTTCATACGCCACGCAGTCATTTGTCACATCACAGGGCTACATTATCACAGACGCAGGTAAATTTATTGTGGTCGGTGATGATTCGACTGGAACGACTATCAATTTAGGTGAGACCATCAAGATAGCAGGAACTCAAAATATTACAACAGCAGTGTCAGGTGATACTTTAACCGTCACTGGTCCTGATCTGTCAAACTACCTACAGAACACGGGCACACAGACCATCGACAACATCAGTTTCAACGACAACATCATCTCAACATCATCCAACGCTGACCTAAATCTAAATCCAGGAGGCACGGGACAGGTCGTGGCCAACTCGGCATTGAAGATCAACAAAGGTTACATCGAGGCCATCAACACATTGACATCCAGTTCGACCATCACTGTGGACTTTTCAGTAGCATCAGTACACACTGTGACACTGGCGGAGAACACACAATTCGTTGTCACAAATCTACCAACGGGTGCGACGGGCACCATAATCATCACACAGGACGGTGGCGGATCAAACACGGGCTCATTCGGCACTGATGGATCCACAGCGGTCAAGTTCGCGGGTGGCACACCAACGCTTTCAACGGCGGGCAACGCCATTGACGTTGTGACCATATTCAACGACGGCACCAACTATCTGGGCAACATAGCCAAGGCGTACGCGGCATAGGGGACACCATGCCATTGAGATTCTCATCATCAGTGCTGACCACAACAGCAGGAGCGGGTTACTCGGCACCGGACTTTGTCAGCTCTGGGTTGACTGCCTACTATGATCCAGCCAACCCACTGAGTTATTCGGGATCAGGAAGCACACTGACGGACCTCTCCGGCAACGGCATCGACGGCACCATAGTGGGAGCCACACACACGGACAACACATACTTCACACTGGACGGTGTCAACGACTACATCGTGACCGGCAACTGCTACTCGGCCATCAGCGCCGCGGACACGCACACCGTGGAGATGTGGGTTTACCTCAATGCGGTAAATGACTCGTTGTGGAGTGACCTGGGTAGCACAAACAATCCAGCCACATCAACTTATCACTTCGCTGGCTCACAGATCCTACAGGTGGGACCATTCCAGCAGATCATAACGGGACTGTGGAACGGCACGGCCATCACACGTGACGTGGCGGGTTCGGGCACACTGACGGGTGCGTGGAAGCACGTGGTCAGGACCTATGATGGCACCACTCTGAGGGGTTACCTAAACGGCGCCAACGGGGGCGGCGGTGTGGCAATGACATTCGACAGTCCCGATGACGATGGCGAGAGCAGTTGGTACCTGGCGTTCGGAGCGGAGGACACAACCACCTATAACAGCTCAACGGCGGGTTGGTTGAGCGGTCGTGTGGGCATAATGCGTGTGTACGACAGGGCCCTGAGCGGTGCGGAAGTCACGTCAAACTACAACGACGCCAAGGGCATCTACGGCCTGTAGTATCCGCTAAATACCATTAAATTATGGCACAACAACTGATCAACATAGGTGTAACGGCGGACGACGGCACGGGCGATACCATCAGAGGCGCGGGCATCAAGATCAACGAGAACTTCACGGAACTGTACGCTACAGCGCTAGCCCAGACCCAGATAGGACTGTTGGGCAACAACATCAGCACCACGCAGAGCAACGCGGACCTGGTGTTCAAACCGTCGGGGGGCCTGGGCGCCATTGTGTTCCCGGGAATCACCATAGATGACAACAACATCCGAGCCAACAGGAGCAACGATGACCTCGTGATCAAGGCCAGTGGCACTGGCTCCGTGGTGATCGGTTCACTGTCATTCTCAGGCACGTCTATGTCGTCCTCTGACTCCTCCCTGGTCAACATCAACGAGACCTTGAACGTTGACGGATCACTGACTGCCAACAGCACGGGAGGCCTGGTGGATTCCGGACCAGTCACAATAAACTCCACTTTGGACGTCGATGGACTCACAACATTGTCCTCGCTGACGGTTTCCGGCAACAGCAGTTTCGCTGGGGTGACCACAGTGGACAACCTCACGTTCAATGACAACATCATTTCAACTTCATCCAACGCTGACCTGAGGCTGACGCCCGGGGGCACGGGGGTGGTCAACGTGTCAAACCTCACCATTGATTCCAACATCAACCTAACGGACAACGTCATCCGTGTGATCAACTCCGACTCGGACCTGGTGTTGTCCGCAAACGGATCCGGCGTGGTAAGGATCAGCAAGATAGATCTGGACCAAGGAAACATAGACAACACGGTGATAGGTGGCAACACTCCAGTGGAGGCCACTTTCGAATCTCTGTCATTACACACCGCCAACACCGCGGGCATAACGATAACAGACAACAAGATCACTACCACTAGGTCCAACGAGTCACTGACGATCACAGCCAGTGGCACCGGGCACGTCAAGATGAACGGATTCCAACTGCCCAACACAGATGGGTTCGGCGGACAACTGCTAAGGACCGACGGCGCCAAGACAGTTACTTGGGAGAGCGCACCACCGTTCGTGGTCTCAAACACTGATGTACAGGACGCCACCGCCACGGTGCTGGGCGCGAGTTCCGCCGCACAGGTCATAGACTCGTGGTCCGCTACCACATACCGTAGCGTCAAGTACCACGTACAGGTGTCGGACACAACGGCCGACAGGTACAGCCTCACAGAGGCCAACGTCACGCACGACGGATCCACGGCCTACATCAGCACTTTTGGCAGGTCAGGCAATGGCACAGGCGACGGATCCACCGCGTACGAGCCCTTACAACTGTCCGTGGACGTCTCAGGCGGTAACGTTAGATTGCTAGGAACAGTAAATAACACAAACGACCAGGTTGTTAAACTGGTGAAACGAGTGATAGAGGTTTAAAAAGATGGCACAACAGACACTGAACGTAGGAACCAACGCCAATGATGGAACGGGTGATAACCTGCGTGTGGCCATGCAGAAGGTCAACGAGATGTTCACCGAACTGTACCTGTCGCCACTGTCGGGCGGAGACCTGGAATTCTCCGGCAACGAGATCAGGGCCACCAGGAGCAACGACGACATAGTTTTCAAGCCCGCGGGCACGGGTGCGGTGTCTATGCCAGCCATACGATTCAACGACAACAACATAGAGGGCACGAGGTCCAACGATGACATAAATCTCTTACCATCTGGCACGGGGTCGGTCATGGTCAACTCAATCAAGATAAGTGGCACGACACTGAGCTCGGACGACTCAGCGGCCATCAATGTGAACGAAGATCTACTCGTGGACGGAGCCCTGAATGTGTCTGGCACCACCACCATAGATGGTGCCGTGAGTTTAGGATCCACATTGGACGTTCCCTCTGGGCTGACCAGTCTATCAACATTGACAGTGACCGGTACCACGAGCCTGGCAGGCACGACCACCATAGACAACCTCACATTCAATGACAACATCATATCATCCACCTCCAACGCGGACATACGACTTGAGCCAGGTGGCACAGGTGCGGTCATCATAGACAACCTCACAGTGGACGGCAACGTCAACATCACCGACAACGAGATCACCACCACGCAGAGCAACTCCGACCTGGTGCTGACCGCCGCGGGCACTGGCAGTGTGGTGATAACATCGGACGTGGACATCAACGGTGGCACCATAGACGGCACAGTGATAGGCGCAACGACCCCGGCCGCGGGCACGTTCACCACCGTGACCACCAGCACTGCCGTGAACATCGACGGAGTGACCATAACTGACAACACCATATCCGCCAACAGGAGCAATGATGACCTAGAACTGTCAGGCAGTGGGACAGGCACCATCACCATCAACGGTTTCACATTCCCCACAGTGGACGGATCAACAGGTGAATTCCTACAGACCAACGGTGCGGGCCAACTCAGTTTCGCCAATCTTTCAGCACCCACCACGCTGAACCACTCCGAGATCGGAGACAGCACCGCCACAGTGGCAACGTCGGCAACTTCTGTGATCGACACCTGGGACGCCACCGCATACAGGAGCGCCAAGTACTACATCTCGGTGTCTGACGCAACCAACAGCAGGTTCGAGATAGTGGAGGCCAACGTGGTACACGGGCCCAGTGCTGACAGCACCACAGAGGCCTACATCAGCATCTTCGGCAACACCACCAACCACACTGCTCCTCTGGCCACGTACACAGTGGACGTGCTGAACGAGACCGTGAGGCTGAAGGCCACAAACATAACCGATGACAGCACGGTGTTCAAGATACAGCGTGTGTTGATAGACCTATAATAATCACATTAGGTTTATAGAATACTTGCTAAATATACCTACAAACCAGGAGATTTACACCAATGGCCAAACAAACCATCAACATAGGATCCAGCGCCAATGACGGCACGGGTGATCCATTAAGAACAGCATTCGACAAGATCAACGACAACTTTACAGAGTTGTACGGCACGGACAACGACATAAACACGTTGGACGCCAATATGAACGTCAACAACTTCGCCATAACCACGGGAGTCACCAACGGTGACATCACTGTGACACCAAACGGCACGGGAAACATCAACCTGGGATCAGTGACCATAAACGGAAGCACCATCAGTGCCAACGATTCAACACAGATCACCGTGGCGGAGAACATACAGACCACAGGCACACTGAACGTGTCGGGAGCAACCACTCTAGCAACTTCACTGACTTTGGCATCAGGGGCAAC